TTGTATTTCTTCGCGTCCTCTTCGGACACCAGACTGCCTGCTTGTCCAAGCACCCGCACGCCGGCCGGATCGAGTTCGCCAACCGCCCGCCCGTCTCGCGTGACGTGCAGCGGAACCTTCAGCTTGAACCACCGCTGCCCTTTTACTTCTTTGTGAATCGTGAATGGCATATCCTCTCCTACACGTTAGGGTACAGTGTCCACGTCGGCACAAGGTATGTGCCCGTGTTCTGGTAGAAATTGCCGTTAGTGGAATCGAGAACGAACTGACCGCTCTCAAGCCCAACGAAATCACCTTTGACCCCTGCGGCCGTTGCCGTGCTTGTGGCGTCCGGTGTCAACCCGGTGCAGGTATCATTCGTGTACGCCAGGTTCATCGTCGCGTCGTTTGCCGCTGAGCGCATACGCGTGAGGAGGACATCCGCACCCGTACCGCCCACGGTAAAGAAAGCAGCAACGACAGCGTTCGCTGCAAGAGCTGCCCTTGCTCGTGTCGCCGTCGCTGCTGCCAGTTCCGTATCCAATACCGCAACGCTGATAGCAAGAGGAGAACCGGCCATTCCTGCGGCGGTCAAGGTAAACGTAGCGTTGCCGCTACCTGTAATCGTTCCCACTACGGTCGCCGTTATTTGCTGCGCGACCCCCGAAGTAGGCACGCCCGCTTTGCTTATCGTACCGCCGATTGGTAATGGCATGGTTCCCTCCTAATCTTTTCTCACTCGTTTCTGTACCCAATCGGCTCCAAACAAGAAGCCAGTCAAGAACGTCAACGGCAAGATAATGATTGAAGCAAGCAATAAATCCACTTGCCCTCCTACACTACGTCAAGGTACACGGTGAAGACGCCGGTGCTGATCGCCGCCGTCGCTATCGCCACGGTTACGTTTCGATCCGCAGTGACGCTGATCGAGGTTGACTCCGGCGTGTTGGCTTTCGGGGTTATTGCCTTCTTGCCTGTCGTTGACCACGGGGCGCCCAGAACAGATGCCGCCGTAATCAAATCGTTTGCCGCCTCAACACTGAGGGCGATGGTCGGAGTCCCGCTAACCGCCGTCGGCGTTCCCGTCACCTCAACCCACCCGCCAACGACCCGAGCGCCAGAGGGAACGCTTGCAATCGCGTAACTCCCAGTGCCCCCGCCGTGTACGGCAAAGTCGTAAGTGCCAACAACCATCCGCCGGTCATGCCCAGGGAATACCCCCGTGCCCGTGCCGTCAAAGGCTCCATTTGAAAGTTGTCCCATGATAGTTCTCCTTTTTACTGAAGCCCAGTACACTTGGTGAATGCCGTGTCTCTATAGACTTCAAGGCTCTCCCTGAATTCCGCCAATATTGTCCGTTTGTTGGTGGTGAAGTCGCTTGCGTTCAGCCCAACCTGGATCGTCATCCCCATCTTTCTGGAGATGTGCGAGTAAAGCCGGAACGCACCAACAAGAGCCGTGCCCGAGGTAATCGCCGTCGATAGAACAAGCGTCTTGCCCCACAATCGGGTCACGCCGCCGTCCATGCTCAACGGGCTGAATGCGTACTCGCCTGTGGTGGACTTGTACAACACGATCGGCGTGAAGTTGTCCGGATGCATCACAATCGCGTCTGGTTCAGCGAACCCGGTCACGCGACAAGCCTGAATCGCCTTGAACACACAGTCGGCGTTCGTATCAACGCCCCGAGCTTGAGTGTTGACCGAGTGATCGAGATAGCCGCTGATCTGAGGCGGCGTGCCAGTGCCGGTCAACAGCAGATCCTCTTCCTTGAGCCGGAGGAACTCCATCAGCCGGTTGTCGATGATGCCCCGAATGCCGGGCACGTCATCAAGCTGCTGCACGGTGACTGGTAGCCAGGTGCCGATGGTCTCCACTGGAACCGTCCGCTCGGTGAAGGCCAAGGTGTTCTCAAACTTCGCGTTGCCTTCAGTGATGGACACCTGCGCGTTCGTGCCGGCCAGTGCAGTGGTCTCTTCCATGTACTTGATCGAGCTGAGCGCGGTCGGATCAACCGGGATGATGTCGGTCAGGCGCGGCTCACGCTGGGCGTAGGGGATCACGATGCTGGTTCGGTCGTTGGGTGGAGCGTAGCCCGCAGTTGTAGCCATCGTGGTTTTCAAAACCGGCTGGTAGTCATTGGCCGCGAAGGTATATCCCCGTCGTTCGGTCTCGTGGCTGCCCATCGACTTGTACGCCGTCGATTCGATGAACATCTCACCGATGCTCTTAACGCTGACCGTCTGCGCCCGGCGAATCATCTCTTCCTGACTTGCCGGAATCGTCGCACCCTGAAACGGGATGGCCTTCGTTGGATCGGGCTCTTCGAGAGCCTTCTGCTGGGCGACCATCCGCTTGTAGGTTTCCTCAACCGTCCCGAGTTGGTCGTATCGTTTCTGAGCGCCTTCCACTTCTGCGGTGCGGGTCTTGAGAATGGTTAGACGATCGTCATCCCACTTGCCGCCGGTTGCTTTGATGTACTGCTGGATTTCTCGGTTCTTCTCGATGATCCAGCCGCCGAGGGACTTGTAGTCCAGATTCTCAAATGTGTTGACTTCAGGCATTGTCTTCTAGCTCCTCTGGCTTATAGCCGCTGATTCGGTAATAGTTCCACAGCGCGAACCTCGCTTGCTCATCCATCGCTTTTTGCTCTGTCTTGGTTATCTCGCTCAGTTTGCGGATGCCCAATAGCGATTCCTTCACAGCGGTGAAAGCAGTAATCATAGAGTCAATGTCCGCAATCGCTTGATCTGTCTGCGCGACAGTTGAGGAATCTATTTCTCTGCCTTCCTTGAGAAAGCGGTGCTCGGTGCGTTTCACCAGACGGGATGCGTAGGAGTCGTAAGCCTCTCCTGCTATTCGTCCGATGATTACTACGTCCTTCGCAGCGTATGCCGCCAACTTGGAGCGTTGCGTGCCGTTCAGAAGACTAGCGGGTGCCACCGCCTCGCTGAACGACTTGAGTGACGGGATGCCGTCGATTGAAAATGATGCTTCGTATGCTTCGTCCTCGGCCGACTTGATGTAGTCGTCCAGGATCTCAACATCTTCAAGGGACTTCAGCGGTATAGCCGCTGTGCGTCCCTCAACCGGATTAGGCGTCAGACTCGCTTCGCCAATCGGCCACGTCACAATCTCCAGCGATTTGCCGCTGGGCTTCTTGGTTACGAGATGCCCCATCGACCCCGAAGACCATCCGAGCTTGCCCATTTCAGCCAGCTTATAGATGGCCTTCTCGTAGTTGTCACGGAGATTCAATTCGCCTTCGAGGAAAACGCCAACATCATCGACGGTGAGCGTGGCACGGCCCAGCTTGCGAGACTTGATGACGGAATGCGCGCCATGCCGGTAAAGAATTGGGCGCGTCTCGCCGTTCTCTAAAAAGAAGTCCGTGTCTTTGGTGAAGTAGTCGCCCTGGAGGTCGGGGGAGTTGGGCGGCGTGAAGATAATCAGATGCCCGCCTACCTTTCCCCCACCAAGCGCCTTAACCGCACCGCCGTAGTACGTCAATGATTCGTTTTCCATATTGTCCTCGCTTTTACTTTCGTTGGCGTAGAGCGCACGCATCATCGCCATCGTGTCGGCCTTGTTCGCGTGGCAGGAGCCCTTTACTATTGCTGTCTCACCCTTTTTTACTAGGCAGAACTGCCCGTCTTTTTCGACTATGTTCCAGGGCATTTGTGTTAGAATCCGAGTTATGAAATGCCAAAAGAGACTGCCCGAACAGGAATCAGCCGGATGGACGTTCTCACTAGTGTGCCAGCTCGACCTCGGCCACAATGGGCCATGCGGTGATGGTCAAGCAATACCTGTTTTTACCAAGCATATCATCCCCACTATGCAGGCTGAATCAATGACACCAGAAGAATCGGCCCTCATAGCTAAATGGGAACTCAACTAAGCAGCCCTTCGCCGAGGTGGAGTCGGAGCCATATACTCCTGCGCCCCCGGCCCTAGTATCTCCGTCAGGCTGCGGTGGTGATGTGTAGTTCCCCAACGTGCGCTAGTGTCAGTTCCTACGAAGTCCTGTAAAGTAACCGCACCGTCTCTCCATGCACGATAAGCCGCATTCCCCAATATCTGCCGCTGCTGTTCCGCTGGCAGTCGCATAAATAGACTTTCGCCTGATTGTAGCGGGGGCTGTTCAGGCATCTCGCTAAACCCTAGATCAGCCCACGACTTTGTTAGAGGAATTGCGGCGCATCTTCCGTTTGGATGATCGAAGAATTCTTCGTCTACACTGTGTACCGAACCGTGCGCCATCCAACAGGCAATGCAGGTTCTCGCTGACTGAGCAGAAAGCCAGGTCCAGCCTTTAACGACATCCCTGTTGGCTTGATAAGTCGCTATGCTGCCCTGCCGGTAGGCCCGCAGTACTTCTGTCCGCGCAATCAGCAGAGTTCGATCAAGAGGCTGTTTTGTGACCTTCTTCATATCCCTTGCTATCCGCCTGATGCTCCTGCCCTGCGCGATGGAGTCAAACAACAAGTCGTTGACCGCCCGCCGTGCGTCAGCGCCGAATGTCTCAAACAGACTTGCTAGGGGTGAGCCGTCACCCAGGTTCCCGGCTATCGCCTCAAGCGTCCCTTCGGGGAGATGCGCGAAGCTGATGCTCAGCCCGATCGGCGGATTGGAATAAGCCCGCCTGAGCAAATTCAGCGCATCAGTGGCGCCGTGCTCGACCTCGAGCTTCTGAGTGGCGGTTATTTTCTTAACTGCAAGCGCGGTGAACTTCGTCACCTGCGTTTCAACCTGAGCCAGGAGGAATCGGAGTTGCTGTTCACGGATAATCAGCCCCGCCGTGGATTCAGTGGCGATGTGGGCCGTGAGAATGTCCAGTTCGCGTTTGATGCCCGCCCAAGCCCGGGTGTAAGCCGACGCAAGCTCCGTAGCCGCTCGGCGTTCACGCCGGATTAAGGCTTCACGGAATAGACGGGATTGCTGATAGATGTTGGGCATTTATCGCAGCCGTTTTAATTCATTAAGATAGCAATCCGCGCAATAGAGAAATGCGCCCGCCAACATCTTCAAGCGGGCCGCTCGTATGGGGATTCGTCTCCGCGCTGGCGTCGCCGCAAGGTTGACTTTTACAGATGGGGGCCGTATTATCTCGCTGGCTAGTAACCATCTGTAGAGGTCTGTAAAGGGGTCAATGCCCACCCTGTGGCTTTGGCCCCTTTGCTTTTGTGTGGCGAAGAAACGCTCACAAATGGAAAGGAACCTCTACTATGCCGTGGAACAACACGTCAGGAGTAACACATCATCGTTCATTGTCGTCCTCCATCAAAACACCTTCGCCTGACCATTCGGCTTAGGCGCGTCAAACCCGTTGACAATATCGCTTGCCAATGCGCCCGGGTCTGCCATTTCTAATTCCTGCTCCGTCGTGTTCGCCCCAGGCACAGGGTAAAAAACGCCGATGTTGGAGTCATCTGGTTTGTAGCTAATCGCTTCTAACGCTTGGGCTTGGTCAAGTATTCTGCTCGTGTAAGCCTTGCATACTCTCGCCCAAATCTCGTTAATATCCGCTTGCATCAGGGGCACTTCGTCATAGTTCCACTTTACTCTCACATTAGTCGTGTCGCTCTGGAACTCGGGCAGGATTTCTCGGGCTATCCGCTTGGCAATGTAGTTGTGTAACGGAACGATGTAAGCTCGATAGTCGTGCTTCAGATAATTCTCTACGTTACTGAACGTGCTGGCCTGTCTGGACGTGCCGAAGTGGAGAGAGTAGGGACTGATACCCATCGCCGCGCAGAATCGCTCCTCGGGGATTGCACGCACGTCACGGAGCCCTACTTTGCCGTAGTCGTAATTGAGCGTGTTGACCGTGGCCGGCGCGTTCATCACCACGGGCTCTCCTGCTTTACGCCCACTCATCACCCGGAGAAGCTGAGACTTAAACGCCATCATCTCATCGGTGCTGACTTGCCGGTCCTTGTCACCTAAGCTCGCTACGATTGGAGGTACAAGCCCCTGTTTCATCAGCAGCGCGGCAAACTCCGCGGCCTGACGGTCTGTGTAGTGCTCACGGAGCAGAGAAGCGGTTGCACTCTGCCCCATCCGTGTGTCCGGGTCGATCCCGTTGCGTAGGACAAACACGTCCTCACTGTCGAGCGGTATCCAGCGCCCGTCCCGGTTGATCTCGTATCCAGAGATGAACTGCGAGCCGTCAAGCGGCCAGACCGGACGAATAGACCACCACGGCTCATACCAGAACTCGCTGATACCCGAAGCTCGGTTGCGAACCTTCAGGATGTACGCCGTCGCACAACAGAGCCACGATAACGCCACCCCTGACCAGAGTTCTTCGCCCCCGTAGTAGGGGTTAGGCTGGTCGAACTTCTCAACAAGGGGGTGATTCTGAATCTCCGTTTCCTTGTTGTCGCTGTCTACCGTGACGACCGTGAGCCGGGCCGCGTTGAATCCTCGTGACACCCAAGTGTAGGCAGCCATCAGGAGGGCAGAGGTTCGGAGATCCCCAACCTCGCGCTCGTAGTTGATCGGCTGAGTGCCACCCCGCCAGTAGTCGTTCCATACCTCAAAGTTGTTCCCGAAGAACGGCACGCCTACTGAGCCGGG